AGGTGCTGGCGCGCGCGATCTTTTGCTAGAGATAGACTTTTCGTAAACTAATTTTTCAGCAGTACGCATTTCCGTACTACTGCGCGGTATATATTTAGCTAATAAATAAACTAATGGTGGTTAGAGTACGAATTTCCGTACTACTGATAGTACGAATTTCCGTACTACTGAGTATTCGTATACCATTCTGTTAAGGAGGACTTTTATGCCAAGCACAGGTGGAGTTAAACTCGGGTCGTCTTATGACGAAGCTCGTACACGCAAGGTAAATGCCGAGGCGGAAATCGCTGAGCTAGAACTAAAGCGAATTCATGGCGAGCTTGTTAATGCCGATGATGTAGTGTCAGCATGGGCAGATGTCTTGGGCGGCGTCAAAGCAAGGTTGCTGTCTATACCGACAAAGGCTGCGCCAGTCATGGCAGCAGAAAGTAACGCAGGTACATGCCAGCGTGTAATTGAAGAACTGATATCGGAAGCGTTAGAAGAACTATCAAGATATGAACCAACGATCAGCCCAACAGAAGCGACTGCTAGCCAAGCTGAAGACAGCGATGCAGGTGATGAAGCCGCCGCCAAACCTAAGCGTAAGCGAATGGGCCGACCAAGAAAGACGGCTGGACTCACAAAGTAGTGCTGAGCCTGGTAGATGGTATACAGCTAGGGCCGAGTATCAAAGGGGGATAATGGATGCGTGTAGTGACCCTGAAATACAAGAAGTCGTTGTCATGGCGGGAGCGCAGCTTGGTAAGACTGAAGCTATTCTCAATATTATTGGATATCACATTGATAACGCTCCGTGCCCAATTCTGGTGCTACAGCCGACGTTGGAAATGGCTCAGGCGTTTTCAAAGGACCGAATCGCATCTGGCTTACTACGATCCACGCCAGTACTCAGAGACAAAGTAAAGGACCCTCGTGCAAGAGACAGTGGAAACACAACCCTACATAAAGTCTTTGCGGGCGGAGCGCTCACTATCGTCGGTGCTAACTCGCCAGCGGGTCTTGCGTCGAGGCCAATTCGGATCGTCCTCTGCGACGAAACCGATCGCTATCCTACGTCGGCGGGGGCCGAAGGCGATCCAATTCAGCTTGCAAGGAAACGCTCTGCAACCTTCTGGAATCGAAAGGTCATTATGGTCTCGACTCCAACGAATAAAGGCGCATCCCGCATCGAAGATGCTTACGAAAAGTCTGACCGACGCCAATATCATGTTCCTTGTAAGCATTGCCACGAGCATCAGGTCCTCAAGTGGTCTCATGTAAGATGGGAAGACAATCGACCAGAGACGGCTAAGTACCTTTGCGAGCATTGCGGCGTTTTGTGGGACGAAGCGGACAGAGTGTGGTCTATTCGCAATGGTCAGTGGGTAGCGCGCGAAGAGTTTCGCGGTATTGCTGGTTTTCACATCAACGGATTGTACTCACCTTGGACGCCGCTAGCAGATGGCGTTCGTGACTTCCTCAACGTTCGCAAAAATCCAGAGCAGCTTAGAGTATTCACAAATACCTATCTTGGCGAGACATGGGAAGACGAGGGCGAACGTCTCAGCGACTTCGATTTAGCTGATCGTCGAGAGACAATGGACTTCGTGCCAGACGAGGTTATGGTGCTGACAGCTGGGATTGACTGTCAGGACAACAGACTTGAAATGACGTTAGTAGGCTGGGGCCGTAACGACGAAAGCTGGGTTCTAAGTCATCAGACATTTTTCGGTGATCCTAGTACACCGCAGCTGTGGGCAGACTTGGATGTTGCGCTGAACCGCGAGTACAAAACTGAAACGGGCCGACTGTTGCGTATACGTGCCAGCTGCGTTGACTCAGGTGGTCACTTTACTAACAGCGTTTACGCGTACTGCAAGAAAAACCAAGGTAAAGGCATTTTTGCTATCAAAGGTGTTGGCGGCGACGGCAAAGCGATTGCTGGTCGTCCGTCTAAAAATAACACGATGAAGTGCCCGCTGTTTCCCATTGGTGTTGACACGGTCAAGGACCTGCTCATGGCCCGATTGCGCATCGAGGACGAGGGGTCTGGCTACGTGCATTTTAGCGACACTTTAGATGATGAATGGTTTAAGCAGCTGACCGCAGAGAAAGCTGTCACACGCTTCCACAAGGGCTTTAAAAAGCGTATTTGGCACAAAACAAGAAATAGGAACGAAGCACTTGACTGCATGGTGTATGCAATAGCCGCTTATAGTATACTCGGGGTGGACGTGAACACTATCGCGGCAAAGCTAGCATCTGTTCCTCGTGAGCCAGAGAAGCCAGTGAAGCAAGAAACGCGGCGATCATTTGTTCCTAAGGTCAGGAAAAACTTCGTAAACGCATGGTGAGCCGATGTCTGCACAGCGACAAAACTACTTTACCGAAATACGCGAAGGTGAGCCATCGGAAATTGTAGTCGGCGACTTTTTGCAGTGGAAAAAGACCGATTTAGCCGAAGTTTATGACCCTTCACTGTATACACTTGAATATCACGCGCGTATCGCTGGTGGTGCTAACGAAATCAGCATTACAGCCACCGATGGCGGTGATTACTTCCTAATTTCAGTCAATTCTAGCGTTACAGAAGACTACAACGCTGGTTTTTACCACTGGCAAGCCGAAATCCTTAGAAATAGCGACAGTAATCGCATCGTAGTCGATCGCGGAACCTTTGAGGTCGTTGCTGACCTCGATGTAAATAGCAGCGATCCTCGCAGTCATGCAGAGAAAATGCTGAGCAAAATTCAGGGTTTGCTTGAAGGAAAAGCCGATCAAGATGTGTCTAGCTACTCAATCGGGGGCCGTAGCTTGACCAAATTAAGCTTTGAGGAGCTTATAGAAGCCGAAAAGTACTTCGCAGAGAAGGTTAGGCAAGAAACGGCCCAGTTAGACGCAAAAAACCACAGAAATACGGGCGCAACGGTAAAGGTCAGGTTCTAAATGGGCATTTTTGACAGATTTAAGAGCAAACCAGCGCCAAAACACCAAATAGTGCGGCGTGAATACCACGGAATCAATCAAGGTCGGCTTTTCGCCGACTTTAATGCTTCTGAGAGCAGTGCAGACAGTGAATTACGGTTCGCACTCAAGGTTTTACGCAACAGAAGCCGCGATTTAGCGATTAATAACGAGTACATACGGCGTTATTTCGATCTGCTGAAGACCAACGTTGTCGGTGAAAAAGGTGTTTTGCTGCAATCTAAGGCGCTAGACAGCGTCGGCAACCTCGACAGAAACGGTAACGAGGCGTTGGAAAAAGCGTTTGCGACATGGGCGCGTTACGGCAACTGCACTGTTTGCGGCAAGATGAGTTGGGTCGATGCGCAGAAATTAGCGATCGAAATGCTCGCTAAGGATGGCGAGTGCTTCATTATCAAGCACAGAAACACCAGTTTCCGCGATTCATTTGCTATTGAGTTCGTCGAAGCGGACCTTGTAGACGAAACTCTGAATAAAAAGCTCGATGGTGGACGCGAAATCCGCATGGGCATCGAGTTAGACAAGTATAAGCGCGCAGTTGCGTATCATTTCCTTACCTACCATCCAGGTGACTCAGATTTTGTCACTGTGAAGAAGGAAAAAAAGTACGTTCGGGTGCCAGCTGACCGAGTTATACACCTATTTAAGCAAAATCGTCCTTCGCAGAGCCGAGGCGAGCCGTGGTTAGCGCCTGCGATCCCTGCAATTAAGCAGTTAGGTGCATTCCGTGAAGCTGCAGTCATAAATGCGCGTGTTGGCGCGTCAAAAATGGGATTTATCGTTAGTAAGGGCGCAGATGGCTTCGTTGCAGACGATTATGAAAGCGGATCACCCATAATTGATGCTCAGCCTGGTACATTTCACACGTTAGGACCTAATCAGGCTATCGAAAGCTTTGAGCCAGCCTTTCCGAACAATGAATTTGACTCATTCCACAAGTCGATTTTGCGTGGCATAGCTTCGGCGCTCGGCGTGTCGTACACGGCCCTTTCTAACGATCTAGAGGCTACAAGCTACTCAAGTATTCGTCAGGGCGCTCTCGATGAGCGAGATTCGTACAAAAATACGACTCAATTCTTCATCGACCACTTTGTAAGGCCAGTTTTTGAGAATTGGCTTGCCGCTGCAATGGAATTTGACTCGTTTGGCATCCCAGTAAGTCAGTATGACAAGTTTGCTATGGCTGCAGAGTTTAGAGGTCGTGGTTTCAGCTGGGTTGATCCGCAAAAGGAAATGACGGCAGCTGTTACTGGCTTACACAACGGTATTTTAAGTCTAAGTCATGTTGCTAGTCAGTATGGCATGGACGCAGAAGAGCTACTGTCGCAAATAGCAAGGGACAAACAGTTAGCAGAACAGTTTGGCGTCGAGTACGCGATGCAGCCGTATGGCGCTGTGGGGGCGCGGAATGAGCCAGATGATGAACAAGAGTGATGTGGTAAAATCGAACGATGGCTAAGTACAAAGGTAAGGACATCAACACGACACCTAACGACTCAATGGCTGCTGCCGCGAGACGTGGACTGGAGTGGCGTGAAAAATATGGTCGTGGTGGCACGGCTGTAGGTGTTGCCCGAGCTAGAGACATTAGCAACAAGAAAGAATTGTCCATTAGGACGATAAATCGCATGTCGAGCTATTTTGCACGTCATGGGAGCAACAAGAGTGAGCATTACTCTGCCAAAGAGACCGATGGCGGGCCTACAGCTTGGAGGATAGCTTGGGATCTTTGGGGAGGAAACGCAGGTCAATCATTTGTTAATAGGGTGAAGAAAAGTATGGAAGCCGCAGATAGAGACGACGAAGTCGAAGTAGATCGCATCGACGAAGCCATCGAAGAGGTGGCTGAAGAAGAAGAGCGCGCAGAACATGGTGAGATCCAGTTTCGCGCTATGGACATGTACGACAGCCCTATTGATGAGGAATCGCGTACTGCAATGATTGCTGTGTCGTCTGAAGAGCCTGTTGAGCGCTCTTTTGGCACAGAAATACTAGAACATACTCCTGAGGCTATTGATCTTAGCTTCTTGGCATCTGGTCGGGCACCACTTTTGATGGACCACGATCACAAGCGCCAAATTGGGAAAATAGAATCTGTCGAACTCGGTGAAGACCGCCGACTGCGGGCTAAAGTTCGTTTTGGACGAAATGGGCTTGCTGCCGAGGCTTTCGACGATGTCGTTGATGGAATTAAGTCGAACATTTCGGTCGGCTACGCCATCAACAAGCTGGAAAAGCGTGGCAATGACACTTACGTGGCAAAGTCATGGAGACCAGTTGAAGCTTCGCTTGTAAGTGTGCCAGCAGACGTGACAGTAGGCTTGGGACGCGCAGCAGACGACGCTTCGAGCCAACCTGAAACCCCATCCATCCAAATAGAGGAAAGGAAAATGGAAAACGTCGAAACTACCGTAGACGTTGCGGCAGAGGTTGCGGAAGCTACCAAGTCTGCTCAGCGTAACGCGGCACAAATCGTTGAGCTTGCTGCTCGACACAACCAGTCAGAGCTCGGTTCACGCGCTATCCGTGATGGCAAGTCAATCGAGGAATTCCGTGGCGAACTTCTTGAAGTTGTAGGCTCTGAGCGAGCGCTTCAGCAAGAAGAGATTGGCATGACTCAGAAAGAAGTTAAGCGCTTCTCTCTGCTTCGCGCTATCAACGCTTTGGCTAACCCACACGACCAAGCTGCACAAGAAGCTGCTGCATTCGAATTTGAGTGTTCGCGCGCTGCTGCTCAGCAGTACGGACGTTCAGCACAGGGCGTAATGCTTCCTGCTGACGTACTTGCTTCTTGGACTCGTGATCTTTCAGCTGGTACAGACACTGATCTGCATGGCGAAGATTACCGAGGCGGTGACTTCATTGACGCACTGCGTAACAACTCTTCTGTTATGCAGGCAGGTGCGACTTTGTTGAACGGTCTTTCTGGTGATGTACGCATCCCTAAGAAGACAGCTGTATCAGCAAGCACTTGGGTCACTGAAGGCAATGCTGTGAGCGAGTCAGAGTTCACCGTAGGCAATATCTCGATGACACCTCGTCACTTAGGTGCATTCACAGATATCACTAGGCAGCTACTCCAGCAGTCATCTTTGAGTATCGAAGGTCTCGTTCGTGACGATCTTGCGCAAGCAATCGCACTGGCTATCGACCTTGGCGCTCTTGCTGGCAGCGGTAGTTCTGGTCAGCCTACAGGCATCAAGAACACTAGCGGTGTTAACACCACTACGTTCGCTGCGGCTAACCCAACCTACGCTGAAGTTGTTGCAATGGAGACTGCAGTAGCAGACGACAACGCACTACGTGGCAGCTTGGGCTACATCATGAACACGTCAATGGTTGGCGCTCTGAAGACTACAGAGAAGGCAACTGGCACAGCACAGTTCGTGGTAGAACCTGGTGGAACCGTCAACGGCTATCGTGCAATCATTTCGAATCAGGTCACTTCTGGTGATGCCTATTTCGGAAATTTTGCGGATTGCCTAGTCGGATTTTGGTCGGGCCTTGACATTTTAGTGGACCCATATGCAGGTGCCACATCAGGAAACGTTCGCATCATTGCAATGCAGACTTGCGACGTGGCAGTACGTCACGCTCAAAGCTTCTGCGTCAGCAACGACGGCCAGTAAGTCAAATAGCCCGCCCTTCGGGGCGGGTTTTTTTCAGGAGGTTTTATGAACTACGAAGTTATTAAAAGCTGCATGATTAAAGGGCAGAAATACCAAGTAGGTCAGGAAGTGACACTAGATACAATTACAGCTTCGGCACTTATGGGCAACGGTCGCATTGTGCCTAAGGATGAGTCAAAGGTAGAAAACCGTGCGGTTGGATTAGAAGAGTCAGATAGCAAGCCAAAGACTCGTCGCAAAAAGAAAGCGCCAGAGCCAGCGCCAGAGCCTGAGGCTGAGTAATGCCAGTAGAGACCGCAGAATTTAGACGAATCATGGTAGGTGACTTTGGTGTTGCCTGCACTGGTACGCCTTTAGGTGGCGGCTCTGTTTCATTTACGGCCATTTATGACTCAAACCACACATTCGAGGACGCAGGTGGATACTTGTCGTTCTCGACTAATTCACCAAAGCTAACGTGCGTCACAGATGATGTAAGTAGTTTGGCAGAAGGCGACACAGTACAAGTGCCGATTGACGGATCTTCGCAGGAATTTTTGATCGTCGTCGTTATGCCAGACGGGACAGGTATCACTGAGTTTCAGTTGGAGAAACAATGAGCCATATCCGTACACGCATCAGGCAGAACCTAGTCACTACGCTAACGGGACTGCCCAATACTGGGAGCAACTGCTTTGACACGCGCATTTTCGCTGTGCATGACTCAATTCTGCCAGCAATCTGCGTTTATACGCTGGGTGAGAACGCTGTTTACCCAACGATGGGTCCACCAAGGACGCTGAGAAAAAGCTTGGCCTGTCGCATCGAGGTGTACGTTAAGATGACAGGCACATACGACGAAATGGTGGATCAGATATGCGCTGACATAGAAGAGGCGCTATACACAGATTTAACACGAGGCGGGCTGGCAGAAGATACTCGCCTGCTCTCGTTTGACGCAGACTTCTCGGCTGATGGCGACCAGCCAATTATGGTCGGCAGACTTACCTGCGAGGTAACGTACTTCGCGGTTGAGGGCAGTCCAGAAGGTTAGTAAACTTCACACATTTAACGCTTTTGCGAGGGCAAAATCATGGCAACAAACATCGGTAAGGACGGCGCGGTCTACTCAGGAAGCAACGCCGTCGCAGAAATCAAGGACTGGTCACTGGAGACTACTTCAGAGACTGTTGATACTACAGTAATGGGTGACGACTGGATGACTCACACTGCGACACAGAAGTCGTGGACTGCGTCTTTCACCGCCAACTGGGACCCATCTGACACCAATGGTCAGCAAACTTTGACCGAAGGTGCGTCAGTTACTCTTAAGCTGTATCCCACAGGTAACACTTCGTCAAACATTGAGTGGTCTGGCACCGCGACAATCACGTCAGTAAGCAAGACTGCTTCATTTGACGGCATGGTTGAAGCGAGCTTCTCTGCGCAAGGTGACGGTGCGCTTGCTGAGGCTACGGTCTCCTAATGGGTAAGCTGATAGATCAGGCCGTTCAGCATTTTAGTAATTTGGAAGTCCGAGAAATTAGGATTCCAGAATGGACCGAAGAAGTCCTGTACGCGAAAAACTTAACCTTATCTGATATGGCTAAGTTGAGTACGCGGGCGCAGGACGATACGTGGGACTATATGTGCTACGCCATCATCTTCAGTCTAGTTGATGCCGCAGGTGAAGCCGTCTTTGACATAGGTGACAAGCCGAAGTTAAAGAATCACACCTCAAAGTCGGTCATGGAGCGTGTTGCTAGCGAAATTTTAGCTGCACAAACTGAGACCGAAGAGGAGCGCGCAAAAAACTAACGGACGACCAAGGGAACCCGACTGAGCTTTATCGCGTCTATGAGCTAGCGGAACATCTTGGTCAAACCGTCTCAACAATACTCCAAATGACGCCTACGGAGTTTTCGCATTGGTGGACGTACTTACAGATAAAGCACAAGAGGTTAGAACGTGAGCAACACCGAACCAATCGTAATGCGAATCATCGCAGAAGATGAGACTGGACCAGCCTTTGATTCTGCATCACGTACTCAACGTAGAAACGAGCAACAAGTAAAGCGCTTAGTCGCTAAGTACAAAGAACTCGAAGCTACAGTTGACATGAACGCCGATGAGATTGAGCTTTATCGGGCGAAGCTGGCTGGCGCTAGTGACGAACAACTTAGGTATATTTCTAAAACGCAAGAGTTCATAAGGGCAGAGCAAAACAAGAAAACCGCTTTAGAGCAGGCTAATGGCGGTCTTCGTCTCATGCGCGGAGGCTTAGGTCAGGTAGGTCATCAGCTGCAGGATATTGTTGTTCAGGCTCAAATGGGAACTAATGGGTTCCTGATTTTAGGTCAGCAGGGTTCACAGATAGCTTCTTTGTTTGGTACGAAAGGCGCGTTGTACGGTGCTGTGCTTGCTCTAGGTGCCGCTTTTGCGACCTTCATACAGGCGTCTAGTAAAGGCGCAGATTCACTCAAAGACTTACAAAACTCAGCAGATACAGTTGCTAGTTTATTTAAGGGTCCGTTGCTTGAAGGTTTACAGGATGTAAATCAAGAGTTAGTCACGTTAGCGCAAGCATCTGAAGGCATGGCAAGGCTAAAAATAGCTTTGGATATGGCCGACGCAACTCAAAACCTAGCAGATGCGCAAAGAATGCTCGGTGAAACCCTGCAGATCAATAAGGCAGTATTTATTTCTACAGGTGAGGGCGCACAAAGCTATGTAAATGACATGGCTCAGCTTGGCAAAGAGTTTGGCATAAGCAAGCTCAACGCCGTAAAACTTGCCAATGCTGTAGATGATTTGGCAAGAGGGGTTGATGGCAGTAGAAATACATTTGGCCGATTGGCGGAAGAGATTGTAAACGCTGGCGAGGGTAACGAGAAGTTTCTCGATATGGCTCGTGAGGTCTCTACTTACACTGCCATCATTGTTGAATCAGAGAATGCCATAAAGAGCTTTGCTAACGCGCAGGAATTGCTAGATCAAGGCTCGCTTGGAACGCAACTTACACCAGAATTTAAAAAGGCTGCAGATGTAGTTGAGAAAGCGTATTTCAATCAGTTAGGTCAATTAGATCAAATCAGAGCTAAGCATAAGGCCAATCAAAAAGTCGTTTTAGATGCTATGGCTAAAATGGGCGCTTCGCAAGAAGAGCAGGTCTCTATGGGCATCATGCTGCAACAGCAATATGCAGCGGAAGTAAGAAAAGTTCACGATCAGCGTTTAGCGCAGTTTGAAGCACTAGACGATGCAAGACAGAAAGAAGCGGACAAAGCACAAAAGCAAGCGGCTGCAGAGCAAGAAGCAATTAACCGTAGAGGTCAGTCGATTGAGAAAGTCGTATTAGGTGAAGTCCAAGGCATTGCTAGGATAAACGCACTATACGATCAAAAGCTGCAGCAAGTTGAAAACCTGTACGCAAAGACACCAGAGCTAGCGCAAATAGCAGCCAACGAAGTTTTAGAAATCGAGGCAGAGCGCGCGTTTAAGATTTCAGAGTTTAAAGCAAAAGAGGTCGAAGAAGAGCGTAAGGCAAGAGAAGCTATCAGTAACATGATGGACGATGGCACCAACAAGTTCATGAACGATCTTGCTAAACGGCAAGCGGCGTTAGAGCAAGCTCGCGCTGCAAACATCATCAACGAAACTGAGTTTAATAACTATCAGAAGCAGCTGCAGACAGAATACGCTAACCACGTACTTAACGAGCAGTTGCGTATCGTAGGTGGTCTCAAGAATGTAGAAGATAGTTTCGTTAACGCATCCCACGCCTTCATCACTGGCGCAGAGAACGGCACAGAAGCTATCCGTCAATTTGGTCGTGCGATCGTCGACGAGCTTATTAAGAGCTTGATCCAAATGGGCATCGAGCAAGTTAAGCAGATGATAATCAAGAAGAAGGTCGAAGCTACTGCATTGACGCAGTCTGTTGCTGCAAACGCTACTGCAATGACTGCTATTGCTGCGCAAGCGGCCCCAGCTGCCGCTGCTGTGTCGCTTGCTACGTCAGGCGGCAACTCTGTTGGAGCTATTAATGGCTTGATTGCAACTCACGGAGTCAGTCGCGCTTTGTCAGCCAATAGCTTTGAGGGTGGCGGCTTTACAGGATTTGGATCGCGATCGGGTGGTATAGACGGTCGTGGTGGATTCCTAGCGACCTTGCACCCGAACGAGACTGTCGTCGATCACAGTCGTGGCGGAGGTGCCGGTGTCACTATCATCAACAATATCGACGCATCAGGTAGCGGTGATGTCGATCAGCGCATAGCGGCTGCAGTAACTCAGGCGTCACAGCAGACAGTAGAGCAGGTGCATAACATGATGCGTAGAGGGCGTATGTAATGGCTACGTATAACTTTCCATCAATTACGCCAACGTCACAGACGTTTGAGCTAGTCACTAACACTCGTCAGTTTCAAAGTCCGACTAGCGGAGCAGTACAGACGCTTTCACGTAAAGGCTCGTTCTGGAAGACACGCATGACGTTTAGTAACCTTTCAGGTAACGACAGAGCAGAACTACAAGCGTTCATTGCTAAGATGGATGGCCAAACACACCGCATGAGACTAGAGGATTACGGTCGAGTGCGTAACGGTGCGGCTACGTCCCCACAAAGCGTATTGGTAAACGGAGCAGGTCAGACAGGCTCTTCGATAGACCTAGATGGTGCTTCTGCCAGCGTTACAAACTTCTTTAAGGCTGGCGATTATTTGTCATTTAACAATGAGCTACATCTGGTTACAGCGGACGTAAGTTCTAATGCTAGTGGTCAGCTTACTGTGTCGATTGCACCGCCAATCCGCAAGCCAACCGATAATGACGACGCCGTACAAATATTTGCGCCGTTCGGTGTGTTTATGATGATTAACACGCCTAGATGGACGACTCAAAGCAAGTACATTAGCTCTATAACCATAGAGGCTGCAGAGGACGTTCTAGCGTGAGCAGAGGATTATCAACAGCAATAGTAAATGCGCTTAAGTCAGATGTAGTACGGCCTGTTACCTTTGCTAGGCTCGACTTCTCTAGTAGTACTTTATATCTACACGACAGTATTGGCACGTTTACTTGGGGCGGTAATGATTGGTTAGGCGTAGGTGACTTCGGGTCGGTATCTAGCATCGAGGAAGGTGCTGACATTGCACCCTACAACATTACGCTAACACTGTCTGGCATCGACTCCACGATCTCTGATATCGGCACAGCGGGAACAGAAGACTACTTCCTGCGTGATGTCGATATCTATCTTGGCCTACTAGACGAAGACGACGCGCTGATAGAAAACCCAAATAAGATTTGGTCTGGTTTTATGGATGTCATGACCATAACTGCGGGAACGCAGGGTGATGATGTTATACAACTTACGTGTGAGTCAGAAATGGCTAAGATCAAGCGCTCGCGTAATCTAAAATACACTCACGCGGAACAGCAGCGCGTAAACTCTAATGACCTGTTCTTCGAGTACCTACACGAGATTACAGGCGTCAAGATACTCTGGAAGGATAAGAATAGCGGCAACCTTGGTGTCGGTAACGGTGGCAATGGCGGCGGCGGTGGTCGCGGTCAGCCAGGTGGCCCAAACGACGACAGTCCAGATCCGCGTGTACGAGGGTAGGAGAATGCAAGGCATACCCTGTGATGAAATCGACTAAAATCCTGTCTGCTCTCAATCGCTGGGAGAAGGGTGATTTTCAGTACGGTAAGCGCGACTGCGTGGCGTTTACTGCTTTCATGATCCGAGAATTACATGGCGTTGATTACAGCCATGAGCTTGTTTATAGCTCAGAAGATGAAGCTAATGACATCATAGATTCTCATAATGGGTTTATGAACCTCATCGACAGAGTCCTTGGCGATCCTGTTGACTATCCCACGGCTGGTCATCCAGTTATGTGTGATTTACCTCGTATAGGATTGCTGATGGGGTTAAAATTGGGAGAGTCAGTGGCCGTCGTGACAAAGCGCGGTCTCACGACAATTCCAGATAGTTACATCGTAAGGAGTTGGGAATGCCAGCAGCAGTCGTAAGTTTCATCGGTTCGAACCTCGTAGCTTTGGGTTCTGTTC